ATTAAATATGGTATTATTAATTTTATAAATTTCAAACAATCATCCTTTTTATAAATTTTAAATTCATATGTTTCTACTTTACCAAAGCCTAAAAATTTTGCTATTTCATGTAATATTTTTGGATGATTTTTTTGTGCGATAGATATGCAATATGAAAATGTATTATTTTTTATATATATACATCCTTCAGCATCAAATAAACCAGCAATATATTCAATATTTAATCTTGTTAAATATATATCATCTAATTCACAAATTTTATTTAGATTAGAACATTTTAAATATAATTTTTCTTTTTCTTCATATTTATTTGGTAAATTTGCAAGTTTGTTAAATTCATATAAATATTGATATTGATTTTGTTTAATTATAAAACTATTTTTTAAATAATCTATCAATACCTGATATTCATTATTTCTAATTAATAAATTATATTGATTTCTAATATTATGTTTATGATAATATTCATTATTGTCATCCATTAAATTTATAGTTTTATCATTTCTGTTAGCTGAAGATGTTATGCTTCCTCCAAAATGATAACGAATTATTTGTAATATATTTGTTCTACATTGAGTTATTGTAAAACCAGATTGATAACCATCAGTAATTTTTCTTATAAAAATAGAACCATCGCCATCTATAAATCCAGCAATATAAGATGGATGTGGTGGTATATGTTGAAATCTTTGTAAATGTATTTTATTATCAGTTTCTATTGTGTCAGTCATTGTATATTGTAACATATACACTTATATTTATATTGTTTTCAATTTTAATATTTTAATATAATAATTATAATATTAAATTTTATGGTGTAACAAAATATAAATGTATAAATAATATCGCACGATATATAGTGCTTAGTTGGAGTATGCGAGGCCGCCCCTTATACATACAATTTTTATTAATTTTCATTAATAAATTGGACTATTCCTTAAGTCTTCATTGAAAGTTGCTAACTTTCTCAGACCCATTCCATTATAGTCTCTGAACCTTCTCCGTGTGCTTGCTTTGGCGCATTTAGGAGCTTGGCTGCAGATTATCCAATCCTTTTCGTTATTACTATGCCCTAGGTCATTACCCCGGGTATTCAAAATGTTTTCACATAATGAAGTAGTAGAAAAGGCTATCAGGATGTTCCTGCAATTTAGAAATGTTGCCTCCAACTGACTTGATAGTCAGAAAGAGACTAGCTGGTTATATAATGCGAAATGGTAAATTTCACATATTTGCTTTACACTGTTTATCCACATTAGGAAGCAAATATCTAATGTGGCAGCCAACTGTTTGGGACAGACGGATTCAATCCCAGACATAATTCTTAGAACGTTATAGTTGGTAGCATACACGCGAACCTTGGCAGTCTTGGTACCCTCAACAGTGGCGTTAGAAAGAACGAGCTGAAGAGTGGCGTTATCAATTCTGGAAAAGTTGCATGTTCCTGAAGGTTGGTGTTCCTCAGGTCGGAGGGCGAAGGAGTAGACGTTAATACCTTCATCAGGGTTTCTGGTGTGGGCCTGGTAAGGCTGAACCCAAGAGAAGTAAGAACCTTCACGCTCAGAGAAGCGGTCTTGGCCGTTAAGTTGGAGCTTAGCGGTGACAACAGGGTTCTGTCCCCAACAGTGCATGTCAAGGGAGGTCTCAGTAAGGACGAAGGTACCGGCATCAGAGACACCAGAGTTATCGAGGTGAGATCCACCGCTGGCAGCAGCAAGAGCTTGAATATCAGCAGGGGTAGCAGGGTTAAAAGGAACCTCAGGTCCACCAAATCCAGGCTCGTTGTAAGGGTTGGAAGGACCGTGCCAGTATCCAGTGAAACCAGGGAATTCTTGGCTAGGAAGATAGTCAAGAGCACCGGCATCTTGGAAGAGACCTTGGGCATTGATGAAAGCATTGCTATCAGCAGCAACAGAGGCAGGACCTCCGAAGGCGTGGACAGCGTTAGGAAGAGCATCAATGGCATCAGTGTAGTTGAAAGGCTGAGCACCAAGAACCTTGAAGAGAAGAGCATCACAGGTCAAAGATGAGCAGTAGTCAACGTTCTGATCAGGCTGGACAACCCAGATGAGCTCCTTAACAGGGTGGTTGAAGTTAAGCTTGATCTTGTTACTGGAAGAACCGACGGACTCGTCACCAGTGAATTGGAGCTGAGTGATGAGGTACTCGTGAGGGTTCTGTGCCATTCTGCGTCGCTCGTCAGTGTCAAGGAACACATAGTCGACGTAGAGGGAAGCAGCGACCAAAGACTGGTTGTAGGCAATGGTAGCAGGGACAGGGCGTCCAACAGTGTATTGACCAGCAGCACCAGAGTAAGGGTTGCTGTTGCAGTTAAGGGTAGTAACAGCCCAGAGACACTCATCAATAGGACGAATATCAAGGTTAATCTTGACCTCGTGGTATTGAAGAGCAATCAAAGGAAGAGCAAGACCAGGGTTGGTGTTGAACCAGAATTGAAGAGGAACATAAAGGGTAGTCTCAGGAAGAGCATTACGAGGAGCACACACTTGACGAGGAGCCAAGGAGTCACAAGGAGACTCAACATCAGAGAAAGAAGGATCAGTGATGAAGGTAAGTTGAGTGGTGTTACCAATCATCTTGAAGTAACCTCTTTGTTGTTCAGAGGTCATGGTAAGCTGGTTCCAGATGTGCATCCAGTCACCATATTGACGGTCAATTCTTTGACCACCAATCTCGACCTCAACTTGGGCAATAAGTTGCTCTCCAGGGTAATCGAGCCAACGGGCATAGACACCGGTGTTTTGGCCGGTTTGGTAGTTTCCGAGACCCATAAGTTGGTTGATCTCAGGAAGAGTAACTTGGAGATATGTTCTGTAAGCAAGATCACCATTTCTGGAGATCACGCATTGGACACGGCGACCGAAATCGGCTTGACCGTTGAAAGTCTGTTCAATAGACTCAATTGCGAAGTTAGTGTATCTTCGGTAAGTAACTTTCCAAAAAGTAATTTGCGGGTTACCAGTAAGGTAAACATCCTGGGCGCCATAGGCAACAAGCTGCATTAAACCACCTCCCATATTTTATAATATGGCTAAAGAAAAAAATTTTTTGAAATTTAATTTAATTAAATTAATTGAATTGAATTAAAAAATTATTATTTATACAGCAAATAATTTATTTAAGAAATTACTTTATTTAGATCTAAATTAGTCTTCATAAATTTAAGTAAATATGTGTCTTCTAGCACTTCTTTTTTATTTTCGTGATTTTTACTGAACACATACGACTCATTTTTCTTTTTAACACTCCAACCATGCTCTATAGAATTATATAAAATTAACATTTTTTGAAATTTAATTGCGTCAACTTTAATATTTTCGTTTTCTAAATCTTTTAAAGAAGCTAAAGTCAATTGAATATCCATATTACTTTAAAAAAAGAAAAGTATTCATTTGTTTTAACTTGTTTTATTATGTAATTGGTGCTTTACTATTTACTATTCAAATACAAATTGTATTTTATAGTATTTGAATAATAATTAAAATATTATTTGTGATAATTTTTAATTAAATAAATAAATCGTTTTATATTAAAAGAATGCCGTCCTTTAAACCAAAAACTAATAAAAAAATTAAGTATAATAAACAGTCGGCAATTACACTGGATACAAAGCATAAAGAGTTTTTAAATGAATTTTCTAAAGATGAGAATGATCGAATACCTAATTTAAAATTAGAGAGACAACAACTCAAACAAAAACTTTTGGAGGATCTAACAATCGAACAGCAACTTGAAATTGAAGATAAAATTAATGAAATTTCTGAGCAAATTAAAGAAATTAAATCTAGAAAAAAAGATTATTTTCTTGATAATTCAAAATTTATATTTGATTATTTTGAAAACAAGAAAAATATATCTGATGGGAATAAAGTTCAAGTAAACTCTAATAAAACTAAATTAGTCAATACTTTTTTTAAAATTAAACCAGAAAATGAAAATTTTAAAATTGCTCAGAGAGAAAATAGTAATATTGTTAAAAATTATTTAAGTAATATTGATGACGGGTTTTTGGACGTAAATTCTTTTGTATATCAAACAGATATATGTCATATTTGTAATAAAGGTGAATTAATTCCTTTAGATGATGAAGGTATATTAGTATGTACCGCTTGTTCTAGAGTAGTTCCTTATTTAATTGAAAATGAAAAACCTTCCTATAAAGAACCACCAAAAGAAGTATGTTTTTATGCTTATAAAAGAATAAATCATTTTAAAGAAATATTAGCGCAATTTCAAGGGAAAGAAACTACTCAAATACCTTTGGATGTTATTGAAAATATTAAACTTCAAATTAAAAAAGAGAGAATTGAATTACCTCAAATTACAAACGCAAAAACAAAAGAAATTCTAAAAAAACTAGGTTATAATAAATATTATGAGCATATACCATTTATAAAAGATAAGCTAGGTATTAAACCACCTATTATGTCTCCAGAATTGGAAGAAACTCTATGTAATTTATTTGTCGAACTTCAATCACCATATTCTAAATTTTGTCCAGATGATCGTGTTAATTTTTTAAATTATTATTATACTGCTTATAAATTATGCGAACTTTTAGGCGAAGAACAATATTTGGCATTTTTTCCAATGTTAAAAGATCCTGAAAAAAGAATGGAACAAGATGAAATATGGAAAAAAATTTGTCTTGATTTAGATTGGGAATTTATACCAACTATTTAATTATTTATAATAATTTAATGACTTGATTAATTATTAAATTATTTTATTTAATTGCGTTATAATGGTTTATCTAATTGGTTGGTTTATATGGAAATAATTTTGTTAAATTTGTGTTATAAATAGAAAAATTTGGGTCGTTAGTATTAGCACCTACTCCATTTCCAAAACACATACCTCCTTTAAGATTTTTTCTATGAACTCTTCTATTTTTATGTGTTCTCCTTTTGTTATTTTTATTTTTTTTTGTGTATTTATTTTTTTTATATGCGCTATATTTTTTACGTGTAGACATAATATATTTATATTTAGATTTTAAATATATTATACTAGTAAATTTATTTTACATTATATTATTGGATGTTTAAAACCCTCCAGGGAAGTGGACCAAGTTAGCTCCAATACCGAAACCAGCTCCAGATCTGGCAGTTGCTCCAATAGAAGGAACATATGTATCAAGAATGCTAAATGTAGCAGCAGCAGTTAAGGCAATCAAAACAATTTCCTCAATATTCAAGGAACGTTTAGGAATTGCGTAAGCAGCAATAGCGACCATTAAACCTTCAACAAGGTACTTAATTATTCTCTTAACGAGTTCACTAACATTGACAAGTCCGTTCATTATATTAAATAATAAGAAAAAAATTATATATTGCGATAAAATACTTAAAATTAAATAATTAAATTAATTAAAATGGATCGTTCTAAAGATAAGAATTCTAAGAAACAAAGTTTTGAGAGAAAAGAAATTAATGGAAAACCTAATCCTAAATATGTTGATTTATTAGAGGAAGATAAACCAATTGCTGGACAAAAATTTGTGTGTGTTTCTTTTTGTTCTCCTGAAACTATTTTAAAGAAAAAGGAATTATTCTTTTTTGAGGAGTTCCTAAAGAAATGGGACTTTAATAAATCTATGGAAAAATTTATCCAATTCCTAAATTTTCTTTCTTTTAAATACAATGTTTCATTTGACGATGTTTCAAATGATTTTAAAGATTTTGTAAAGGAAGAGAAGGGTAATCTAACTGGAACCGCTCTAGAAGATGAGTATAAAACTTTCTTGGATAATAATGAAGCAGAACTTGAAAAGCAGTTTAATTTAACAAATAATTTTCAAACAAGCACAAGAGGTATTAAAATTCGCGGATCTTATCCTAGTCAAGAGGAAGCGGAACTAAGATGTAAAATGTTGAGAGAAATTGATGATAAGCATGATATTTTTGTTGGTCCTGTTGGTATGTGGATGCCGTGGGATCCAGAAGCTTATAAGACAGGCCGTGTAGAATATATGGAGGAGGAGTTAAATCAGTTGATGAGTGAAAAACAAAAGAATGAAGGTAATGCAAAAACTGCTTTTGAACAACGTGTCAAGGAAACCAAGAAGAAAGCTATTGAGGAAAATATTAAGAACGCTGAAAAATCTGGCAATGTTTTAACTCAAACTGTTGATGATGATGGTAACCTTATTGGTATAAATAATGCCAATACACAAGAATTTGCTTTGAAGGATCAAGAAAATATTTCTACTGCTGATATTTGTAGTGAGTTGTTTGAAGGAGAGAATATTGTTGTTGGTAAGACAGATAATGGTCAAAGTCAGTTAGTTAGTGGACCATTTGCTCAAGGTGGAGCCAAATAAATATAAAAAAATAAATTATAAAAAAATAAATTATAAAAAAATAAAATATAAAAAAATAAAATATAAAAAAATAAAATATAACATAATCTAATAAAAATTAAGCGTAATAAATATTTAAAAACTAATTAAATATTTATAATAAATGTCACATAATATAGATAAAATAATTTATATTAATTTAAATCGAAGAACAGATAGGAGAAATGAAATTGAAGAAGAATTAAATAATTTTGGTTTAGAATATGAAAGGTTTGAAGCTTATGATACACCAAATTTTGGTACACTTGGTTGTTTTAAATCACACCTTTCTGTATTAAAACTAGCAAAAGAGAGAAATTATAAAAATATTTTAATTTTAGAAGATGACTTTACTAGTTTAGTTTCAAAAGAAGAATTTGAAAAAAATTTATCTGGATTTTTCTCTCTAAATTTAGATTGGGATGTTTGTATGATATCATATAATATTAAAAATTCTCAAGAACTTCAAAATAATATAGTAAATAAAATTATTGAAGCTCAAACCGCATCGGGTTATATTGTAAATAATCATTATTATGATAAATTAATTCAATTATACGATGTAGCTTTAATATTATTAGAAGAAACGCGTGCTCATTGGTTATATGCTAATGATCAAATATGGAAGCAATACCAGCCAAATGATAATTGGTATTATTTTAAAACTAGATTAGGAAAACAACGTCCTTCTTATAGTGATAATACAGAAGAATTTCAAGACTATCCAGATTGCTAACTATATGTAAATATTTTTGTTTAATTTTTTTATATATAGTTTTACCATTTATTTGCTTTTTTAACACTAATTTTGGGGCCAGCTCCTCGTTTTTTCATTTTATTTGGATCATATGGTTCATCATCATCTTCATCTTTCATATTTTTAGATAATTCCCAGAATTCTTTTGATCCTAATCTGAAATCACCATGGTTATCAGCTTTATACCAAAATACCTGATCATGTAGTTTATTGGATTTGGAATTATTATTAATTACTAAGCACTCATAATTTTCAGTACACTGGTCCATAACCTGACAAAAGCTTTCAAATGTTGGAAACATACCAGCATAATTTTCATAAATACGTTTTCTATTAGCAATATAATTTTCTCTCAAAATAAAAACATAATCTATATTGGTTCTGAGTGTTGGCGGAATTCCAAGTGGATATTGCATTGTTATGACCAACATTATCTTCCAATGTCTTCCATTCATAAATAAAAGTCGCATCATTTTATCGCGCGCCCACGTGTTATCGTATAAACAATCATCTAAAATAACAAATGCTCGTGGATCAATATTACTGCGTTTATATGTTTCCATTTCAACCTTGACCTGTTTTAAAACGGTTCTTTGTCTTTTTAAAATATTTTCAATGATAGCTGTATTGTATTCATTATGAATAAATAATTTTGGAACCATTTTTCCATAAAAACCGTTACCTTCTTCTGTTCCTGATATAACAGTTCCAATTGGTATTTCTTGTTGATAATAAAGTAAATCACGCACCAAAAATGATTTACCAGTATCACGCTTACCAATTAATACAACTACAGGACCTTTATTTTCATTTGGTTTAAAACTAATTGATTTCATATCAAATTTTTTTAATTCTAATGTCATTTTACTAATTTTAGAAATTATTTTTTATTCTTTTTTACGCAAACTTAATTACAAATTAGTATATTAATAATTAAACAATTAATAAGTTAAAAGTTTGTAGAATTAATATATTATTTAGCTAAAGGAATGATAAATGTTAATTATCAAAAAAGAAAAAATGGAGATCTTTTTAAATGTTTAGAAAACCCTAATGGTCTTTTTCTATCAGATTTACAAAATTATATTCCAATTTATACAAAATTTTTTTCATTAAATGAAACAAATTATAATAATATTAATTTAAACCATCCTTGGTATATAAATTTTGTAAATAATACATCTGAAAATAATGAGTATATAAAAATATACAATTGTAAATTAAAAAATTCTGAAAATGATAAAGTTAAACACAAAGATGTATTTTTTAAATTAGCACCATTGTTAGATCCATACAAATATTTGATAGGTAAATATAATATATTGGATCCTAATTTATTTAATTTACCAAAAATTGAAACAATGAATAATAATTCTCATCCAAAATTTTTGGACACTAATAATTCTGCTTATGTAGATGGATTATTTATATTTTTAACTAGTAAATTATTAGAAAAACATAATTTTATTCATGGTGTAGATTATTATGGATCATTTTTAGGTATTAAAAATAATTTTACATTAAATGTATTTGATGACATTGATTATTTAAATAATTCGGACTTTTTTAATAAAAATAAAAATAGTTTATTTAAAATTGATAATTACGAGCATTTATTTCAAAATGAAGTTCAAAAGCTTAAACCAATAAATATTCAACACGATATAAGTTCTAAATCTATGTTATCTATTAAATCTTTTGATAATGAAATATTTGAAAATATTTTTGAAGAAAACGCAAATGGATCATCAAATAATGTACTAGTTGATTTAGAAAATATTGTTTCTTATAATATTTTAAACAATGATGATAAAACAGTGACGTTAAGATCCAGTTCTACATGTTCATCTAGATCATCCCACACTTCAATAGAAGATAATGATTTAGAAGATGATGAAATGAATAACCAATTTGATAATGAAAATATTAATAAAGATGACAATGACAAAAATGATGAGGATGAACTAGATGATGAGGATGATGAAAATGAAGATGATGAAGATGATGAGGATGATGAAGATGATGAGGATGATGAGGATGATGATGATGATGAGGATGAGGATGATGAAGAAGAAACTATTAATGTTACCATTCCAAAGTTTCCAGTTCAAATAATTTGTATGGAAAATTGTGAAAATACATTTGATGATTTAATTTTAAATAACGACTTAACAAAAGAAGAATGGCATTCAGCATTTATGCAAATAATTATGATTTTAATTACATATCAACAAGCGTTTAATTTTACACATAATGATTTACATACAAATAATGTTATGTATATTCAAACAAATAAAAAATTTATTTATTATTGTTATAAAAAAAAATATTATAAGGTTCCTACTTTTGGTCGATTATTTAAAGTTATTGATTTTGGTAGAAGTATTTATAAATTTAATGGTAAGATATTTTGTAGCGATAGTTTTCAAATAGGTGGAGATGCCGCAACACAATATAATACAGAGCCATATTTAAATGACAAAAAACCTAGATTAGAGCCTAACTATAGTTTTGATTTATGTCGTTTGGCATGTTCTATATTTGATTACTTAGTTGACGATATTGAAGAAGTTAAAGATTTAAGTAAATGTGACGACCCAATAAAACGACTTATTGTAGAATGGTGTTTGGATGATAAAGGGATTAATATGTTATATAAAAATAATGGCACTGATAGATATCCTGATTTTAAATTATATAAAATGATAGCACGATGTGTTCATAATCATACACCTCAAGCACAATTAGAGAGACCAGAATTTAATGCTTATTCAAAATTTAAGGGAGATGTTTCACCAGATGTAATTAATATTGATAATATTCCTGTTTATATATAAAAATTACCAAAAATTATATTTAGTTTTATCTCAATAAATTATTAAAGATTTGTATTAATTTAAATGTAAATTTATACAAATTATATATGGATAATTTGATAGTACACCCATTATCGTATTGTATTCCAGATGAAAATATAGTTGATTTTTATAGTATAAAAGATAAAAAACATATTATTATTTCTGATATATTACCAGGAGAAAATTTAACTTATCGTTTTGGAGCAGATGAAGAAAAAGAATATAATGAGCATTATCAAGAGTCATTATTTGCTTATACAAATAAAAAGGGTGGATGGGATTGTTTGCGTCATTATGAAATTTTAGCAAACGCTTGTATACCTATATTTAAAAATTTGGATAATTGTCCCAAGTATACTCTAACAACTTTACCTAAGGAATTAATTAAAGAAGCTAATCAAAAACTATTACCTTATAAAAAACATTATAAAGAATTATATAATGAATATGCTTATAAAATTAATGAATATGTAAAGAATAATTGCTCAACAAATGCGATAACAAAATATTTTTTAGAAAAAATGGGGCATATTCAAAATATAAAAAATGTTTTACTAATTACTTGTCATAGTGGTGTAAATTATACAAGAGAATTATTTTGGATTGGTATGAAAAGACATGTACAATCATTAAAAGGAGTAGCAATAGAATATCCTAAAATAAATTTTTTATATAATACTTATCCAGAAAATAAACAAGATTTATATGGTTATGGATTTAATTATGCAAAAAAATTAATAGATGATTATAATTTTTCAGATGATGAAATTATTGAAAAAATAAAAAATAATTTTTGGGATATTATTGTTTATGGTAAAATAGGTCCAGATGAGTTAATGGAAGGAAGTATGCCGCATTTACCTTTATGGGATCATGTTTACAATAACTATACAAAAGACCAAATTGTATTTTTATATGGTGGCGACGAATGTATAGATTTAACATATGATAATAGATATTCTAGACATATTTTATATCATGGTCAATTTGGTCATTGTTTTGTAAGAGAATTAAATATATAAAATTAGTTAAATAATTATATATTTAATTATATAATTAATTATATAATGACTTCATATGGATTTATAATTACAAGACATGTTAATTCTGAAAAAACAAATAGATACTGGAACCATTCTGTAAAATTATTAAGAAGATTATATCCAAATAATAAAATAGTTATTATTGATGATAATAGCGATAAAAATTTTTTAAAAGCTGATTTTGAGTATAAAAATATTGAAATTATTGAATCAGATTTTAAAGGACGGGGAGAATTGTTGCCTTATTACTATTATATTAAATATAAGTTTTTTGATAACGCAGTAATTATACATG